TCAGATGCGAGGGTGCTGCCGCCCGCTCGCGCTCAACCGCCCCTTCCTCGGATCCGTCGCCCTGGGCTTGGTCTCCGCCGGCGGCCGGATCGGCTCCAGCGCCGCCATCACCCGGGCGGACGCGGCAGCAGCCGCCTCGTCCAGCCGCTGGGCCTGCTGCTGCTGTTCGCGGGTCGGCGGCAGGCCGGGCAGCGGCCGCCCCGGCTTGATGGGGGTGTTGTCGGTCAGGCGAACGACCGCCTCTCGCAGCGGCAAGTCCGGAAACAGCCTGGCGGCACACCAGCGCTCGGCGAAGCGCTTGCCCTGCCGGATGCTGGCAACCGGTGCGTTCTTGGTTTGCCACATCTTCAGGGCGTTCATGTGCAGGCGGTAGCCACCCTCGCGGCTCGGGGTGACGCTGGCCACCTCGCGCCCGTTCCACCACAGCGCCCAGCGCTCGCCCATCTGGACCCAGCCGGACGGAATGGGGGCAGTGCGGAAGCCTTGGTAGCCGATGGAAGGGAGCATGCCGAGCATGCTTACGCTTCGCCGTCGCACAGCCTGCGATGACCCTTCGCCGATTCAGGACCGCGAAGGCACCCTTACCCACCGACCGGATGTCGGCCCGCAATTGCTCCCATGGTGAACGCATATCCAGCGTCTTCGAGCAGTGATCGCAAACGCATTTCTGCCCTCCGCGGCATCGGAAGACCACGTGACGCATACAGCACATAGACAACATGACCGTCAGGACCGTGCTCTCTGCGGACACTGCAGCTGTTGGTCTCGGCAGCATCTGACCATACAGCCTTCAACTTTTCAGGACCGATCGACTGTCCGTTTCGCAGGCGAAAGCTGAGCCAGCGCACGCATACGGGGTCGTATTTTTCTAGGTCAGCCATTGGGCACCTTCTATACGACGATGAAGATCCATCAGGACGACGGGGTCTATTCTGGGATGTTCGTCAACTGAAGACATTGGCAGATCAATTCGTGTTGATCGCCTGACCAGCGCCGGGCACTCACGCGATAGATCAATCCACCAGCCCTCGGGGAGCCGCAGACCTTTGCCGTTCCTATCGTAGATGCTGATGTGAAAGCTCATGCTCGATCCAATACTCTTGAGATCTCAGGCGCATGGATCAGGACTGGCACGGCTAGCGCACAAAAATACTTGAGCCTCGTCTTGCTGGACCTTTAGGAAAGAATCAAGCCAGCGGATCGCGGCCCCGCGGTTTTTTATGATTCTTCCCAATTCTTCCGTTAGGCAACGAGCACACTCCATTCCTCCCGGACTTGGAGAATGGCAGGATCGGCATGACCCCATGGTCGTCGTACCAGCAGGCCGCAACTGGTACATGATCTTGGTCATTAAGCTTACCGCTTGCTCGTGTAAAGCCATTGATCCTAGCTCCTCCCAGCCAAGAAGAAAGCCGCGCAAGGCGCGGCTTCTCTTTGTGCCCTATCGACGAGCGTTCTGCTGCTCACCCAGCTTTTCCTTACCACTTCCCTGTTGGCCGCCATCCTGGCTGCTTTGCTGCTGCTTCTGAGGGTCCTTCTCGCCCTTTCCACCTGGGGCGCCGCCGAGCTCTTCGCCATCGACCTGGCCCTGCTGCCCTTGCTGGCCAGCGCGCTTTGCATCGCTGGTGTCGTTGTTGTTTGCTGCTTGGCCTTTCTCGATGTTGTTCATGCGTCACTCCAATGCAGCTGATGCTGCCCTGCAAACACTCCTCTACTCACTGTTATCCAAGCGTGGCGCCAGCCCCGCTTTATGAACGATGCCGCAAACGGCTGCACCATCGAGGGAGTAGAGTTCAAGCGTCCAAAGGAGAACTGCCATGGAAAGCCGCCGCAACAAAGACTATGTCGACATCGAAAGAGAGCTAGCCCACTGGGAGTTGGCCTTCAACGCGGGTTCCCTTCCTGCGTTGAACTTTCGCCATGAGGTTGCTCCCATAATTCGCTTGGCATGTGACATCTACGTGAGGAACCCTCATGGTGATCGGCCTGCCTGGCTACTGGAGTTGAAGGAGCACCTGCAGCGACGCTCCAGTTTGCGCGGCGACCCGGGTGCGGAAGAGATCGCCAGTGGCTGCTGGGCAATCATTTCTGCTTGAGTGCTTTTCCGAGCCAATTGCCCACGTAGAGTCACTCATCATGCGAAGCACACTTGGAACACGGTAAGATCCAGTTCCTTGGCTTTTCTCGGGCGCGAAATCCTTTGCGTCTGTGTCCGGCCCCGTCTGGCTAGACACATGCTTACCCCTAGCTCATTCCGGATCCTGAGGATCCAAGCGTCGCTGAATCCAAACGGCCTGCTTGGCAGCATTCAGGCAATACTGTGCAGATGCGGGACCTGTGACAAGGAGTGTCGACTTACAGCGGGGATGGGCTTTTCGAAAGTCTCTGCTGGACTTGAGCTGACATGTTCGTTTTGCCAAGTCGTTGAGCGTGTCAGTCATGAAATTCTAGACGCAGAGTGGACGCAGCAGGTTAGGCGCGATCGAATGCTGAGATCGGCTGGAATCAATCCAGACGACCTATATCGCTCCTAAGTCAGCCAGATTCGCTCTCAATCGGCTCAAACTTAAACATAGAAGTCGTCCGCCGGCGACTTGGCTGCCGCTGGCGTTGTTTAGCCATGACGGCTGGACTCGGCCCGCCTCCGGCTCGAAGCCATCCGGCCGGCCTCTCAATGGCTCCCCAGGGGAGGCCAGACCACCCTCCAGCGGCTGCCGTCGTGCGGGCTCCCCGCTGACGCTTTTGGCATATGCCATGGGCACCATACGGTTCGCCTGCGACGACCATCCGCCCAGCACGAGCTCGATCCCTATCATTGACGGTGCGATCCCGGCCTCCGGTGCGGCTTTCTCGTACGCTGGCCACAACTGATCAATCACCAACCCAAGCTCCCTACCTAGCTGCTCCATGGTGAAGTCAGCGCGGAAACTGGCCTGCAAGGCAAGCTCGTAGACGCGAAGAAAGAACTGCGCGCTCCCGCGCGTCGCCAGCGCCAAATTGTGCTGCGGGATCAACAGCACCTTGGCTCCTGCCGACTTCGCTCCAGTACGCGTGTCCTCGGCCAGCGTGTCGACAGCGACAAGCAGTTGATCCGGCGATAGCAAAACGTTGAGGATGCTCAAGGCTCGGGTCCGTTCGGGGCCGCCTCACTATTACCGCAACCCTACCGTCTGTCTATGGAGGCCCCATGCTCACCGCCCCCTCTCCGCTGGCGCATCGCCTTGAGCAGGTCGAAGCGCAACTCGAGGTTCAAAGTGGCTATATCAAGGCGCTGGAATATGGCTTGCGCGCGACCATTGCAGCGCATCCCGCCGGTCAGACGCTTTCTCTGCTTTGGGCGAACATGCTGCCCTATATCTCGGAGCAGCATGCCGGCTTAGGAAGCTGCGATTTCAATACCGCGCTCCAGCGAGGCCTGAGGCTCGTCGGAGCGCAGATTGACGAATCAGCGCTTACTCACTCCACCGACGCGTAGCGGGAACTTGCCTAGGCCTGCGATTGAGCCACGATCTCTTCAGCGCCCAAGTCGTACTCGGCGGCCGTGATATATGGTGCCGCCACCTGTGGGGAGACGAAAAAGTTGAAGATGGCGCCAGAGCCATCGGTGGCGCGGAAGATCAACTGCACCTTCCCCGGGTTGTCCGCGTTCTCGATCTTCTGGTACAGCTGTGCACGTGCAAGCATGGTGTATCTCCTGTAGGAAAAGCGGGGCAAGCGCCAGCCCCGCATGGCTTACTGCTCGATGGACACAATCGACAGGCTCTGCGTGATCGTCTGACTGTCGAAGCCCCCCGACTGGTGGGTAACGGTCTGTTCGGTGAAGCTCACGATCTCGGCGCGGTAGCTGCGGCGTGTCGTACCGTTGTTGTTGTCGTTCAGCGTGAGAGACGCCGACCAGGCCGAATCGGCCGTGTCAGGGCCATCGGTCTCATTGACGATGTTGACGCTGCCGGTGATCGGGATCTGCTGCCACAACGTCTCGGCCTGGCCATCCAGCTGCCGATACAGGTTGATGGTGCCGCCATTGGTGCCGGCGCCCGCGACGAAGCCCTGCCCGTTCTGTGCGTTCTTGCTCCGGCGATGCTGACGATTGAATCCAACCACCACCTGCTTGTTCCGCCCGTTGGTATCGAATGGACCCACCTGAACGTTGCCTCCAGTTGTCTGGATGCTGGTGCTCTGGTTTGCGTTACGGAGGATGCCCGCCGCGATAGCCCCGCCCCAGTAGGCGTTGCCGTTGCGATCCATCCACATAGTCGCGTTGGCTTTGTTCGCGCTGCCAGCGCCGACGTTCGGACCAAAGTAGTCCACCAGACCATCAGCTCCGAAGTTGTTGCCGATGATCCGCTGCGAATTCCCTGACCACACACGCAGATAGCCTTTGGTCAGTTCGAAGCCGTCAGCGCCGCCAGGCGAAAGAATGTTGACCGCACTGGCCAAGATGTCGAGCGACGACGTCTCGCCGGTAACGCCCAAGCGCATACCCGCAATAGTCCCGTTGGCTTGAACCGATAGGTTCCACTGCGCAGATGCTTGGTCACCTGCTTCATACGGCGGCGGCTGTGTGGCACCCTCAGCCACTACCGAGAGCATCGGATAGAACATCCAGAAGTACGGGTCATTTTCACCCGTGTTTTTCAGGTTGACAGCAACACGCATTGACACAGCGCCTGCGGGCGGCTTGGCAATAACGAACGGACGCGGATACGCCCGCAAATCCTCGCGACCGATTGCCGAAACCCCAGAGAACGCCGAGTAGGGCGAACCCGCAATCATCTGCCCGGCACTGTTGTAGAAGTCGATTCCGATACGCGCTTGCGTTCTGTGCGTGTTGAAGTATGCAGAAAAACAGTAAGTTTTTCCCTGCTCCACTGGCATGCGTTGTTCTGTCACGTAATAGAAGTCAGGATTGGTTCCTGTTGCGCCTGGGCGCATGCTGCCGATCGCGCTAGGCAGGCCATACGGGATGAAGTCGGCATTGCCGGAAGGGTTGCCCAGTTCCTGATAGCCGATGCTAGACGCCCAACCCCACCCAGTGCGCTGCCAGTTCGGAAAGGTGCTGTTTGCAATCAGGTTGCCACCACCGCCCTGGTTGTTAAGCTGCACGCGCATTTCCTGCACGACAGAAGCATCAGCTTTGCCGGCCATGGACACCTGCACGCCATCAATGCGGCTGGCCTGAGCTGCAATTTGCTGGCCCTGCTGGGTCACCGTCGCAGTCAGGGAACTGACACCAGCCGCGGCGGCATCTGCGGCGGACTGCGCGGCATTCGCCTCCGTAACGTCCAACAGCAGGAAGTCGTCCCACAAGAGCTGAGTAGCGCTCGTCGTTGCATTGGAGCTGTTCAGTTGCAGAACCGCGCGGTTTTTACCCTCCGGGATGGTGATCTTGCCGCTAACCTTCTGATAAGCGTCCTCGGGGACGTTTGCCAGGGTGACGGTCTGAAAGTTCGGGTAGGTCTGCGATGCTCCATTGTCACTAAGCTGCAGTCGGAACTGCATCGTTCCTGCCCCAGGCCCCACCCGTTTTACCCACCCCTCCCCGTAGTAGGTGCGTCCGGGCTGCACATCGAAAGTCTGCAGGGACGTGGATCGGAGATTGGAAGCGAACGACACCAGAAGTGCGTTGGTGCCAGTTCGCCCCCCACTAGCGATCACTGCCCACGACTGGATCAGCGTTCCTACGGCGCGCGACTCAAAGCTACCGTCGACCACCATGTTGCTGCCAGACCGGTTGGCCTGGTCCAGGCTGGCGTTCACCGCGATGATCGACTGGCCTTGCGACGAGACAGTGCCCTGCAATGCGGAAACGGTCACGTTAAGCGCGCTGGTGGCCGCAGCATTTGCCGCGGACTGCACCGACAGTTCGTCCAGAGAGGGGGCGTAGCCTGTGGCCACGGCGCCCACCTGCAGCTGCGCGTTGTCCCACTCCACCCATTGCCCGGCGATGTTCAGACCGTAAATGCGAATGTAGCAATTTGCGCGAACTGCGTTGGACGGTGCGACCGCGTTGGTGGTGAAGATCTTCCTTGACCAGTTTTCGTCGGCCAACGTCTGGTTGCCAGACAGGCCCGTATAGGAGATGACGCTGTTGTTGGCGTCGACCCATGCCACCTGCAGGAAGTACCGAGCACCCGCGCTGCCACGCACATTCACGGAGAGCGTTGCCCGCTCTCCGGGGGTGACCTTCGCGGCCTTCACGGACGCGTTGCTGATTGCCTCCAAATATCCGGTAGTCGGTACGTTATCAAGCTCCCAACGCCAAGCCCTGGTCGAATTGGGCAGCGTGGAGGCCGCAAACAGCCTGCGAGTCGTGGAACCGCCCAGCCCGCCGCTGTTGTTGCTCCAGCCAGGCACCGCCCCGGGACTCGCCCCATCCTCAAACCCACTGTTTCCGAGCTGGTTGTCGCCGCCGACTGCGGCGAGCGATGCGGTCACGCTGCTGACTGCGTTGCCGATGCTCGTGATATCGCTTCCCTGCAAGGTCACTTGGGACTGCAGCTGCTGCAGGGCGGCGTTGCTAGCCTTACCGTCAACGTCCGTGCGAAGGGCGCTGAGCAGATTGGATTGCGAGGAGATCTGGCCGCCTTGGATCTGGACAGTGTTGGTCAGCGCCTGCAGTCCTTCGGCTGTGGCCAGAACGTCCGTCACCTCCTCCACCATCACGTCGTCAACGCGCAGCACGCCGGCGGTGTGGTCACAGACGATGTTCAGCCGAAGTGCCGAGATCGTAATGGCAGTACCCACCCACTCAACCTTGGTCCAGTCGGTTCGACCCGCAGCAAACGCCAAGCCTGCGATCAGCCCACCGTCCTGGTTGCCGATTCGTACCTTGCCGTTGCCTGAGCTGCCGTTATAGTCCGCGTCGGTTTGGTAGTAGGCGCTGACCCGATACTTCTTGCCGAGCACCACTGGCATGTTCGCGCCAGCATTTGCAGTGATAGTCCGAGTGCCGGCGGCGGCGAGCACGCGCAGGCACTTGCCCGAGCGCCCCTCCGCCACAATGGCCACTGCCGCCGAATTGGGGAACGTCCAGCCGCCTCCCTCCCCTTGCTCGAAGCCGCCGTCCAGCACCATGTTGCTGCCCTGAGCAATCAGCCCAGGCAGCTTCGCGTTGACGGCGGTGATCGACTGACTCAGTGCGGCAACGTCGCTCACCCGTGCGAGCGCCTCCTCTTGTACCGATGCCGAGGTAGCCAGGCCACCCGTGCCGGCCGGCATCCGCACCTCCATCGCGTTGATGCGCTGCACCTGGGCGCTGTCGGCCGCCACTCGCGCCTTCAACTCTTCATAGGCGAGGCCCGCAGTCAGCTGCAGCGGGTCCGTGCCGGTGTAGTTGCCCCGCATCTGCACAGCCAGGGTGTTGCGCTGGCTCGCCTCCGCTGCGATCGCGTTGGTGCGAGCAACGGTCTCGGCCTGCACCAGCGCCACAGACGCGCCCGGCGTCGGGCGCCCGACCGCCACCCAGTCCACCAGGTAGTAATTGGCCACCGTCTGCGCTGCGCCCAGCTGCAGGCGGATGCGGTCGACCGTGCCCGGCCACCAGGCAATGTCCTGCACATCCACCGTGGCCACGCCGTTGGCGTCCCACGCCGGCTCGGCGATGGCCGCCCGCTTCTGCGTGTTCCAGTTCTGGTCGGTCGGGGTGATCCACTGCAGGAAGCCGGCCCACGTCGGCGAGCCAACGCGCTTCACGCGCAGCTTCACGAAGCGGTAGGCGCTGCCGTCCACGGCCAACGCCGCCGGCGACTGCACCCACGGGGTCGCCGCGGCATTGGCCGGCCGCAGCCAGCCGTCCACCAGCGTGGGCGCGCCGTTCCCGGCCCAGCCCTCCACCGTCTGATCGAAGTACCAGATGGCGCGGCTATCGAACTGCGTGCCGCTGCCGGCGGCCACCTCGGACAGCGCGCGGGCCAGCGACTCGACCTCGCTCTGCCGGGTCTGCTGCTCCAGGCTGATGGCCGCCTCACGGGCCAGCTTCTCGTTCAGCACCGCATCGGCACGGGCACGCGCCTCGTCGGCAATGCCCTGCATGGCCTGCGTGTACTGCTGCTGGCGCAGCGTTGCCTCGGCCAACAGATCCTGCGCGGCCTGCGCCATGGCCGCCGCGCGGGCGGCAGTTTCGGCAGCGTCGGCCCGCATGCGGGCAAGCGTCTCGGCCGCCAGCTTCTCCTGCTGCTCGACCAGGTCGGCAGTGGTGGTGGGCGCGGTGGCCTCCACCGTGCTGCCGGCGCCGGCCTTGCCGCGCACGGTCGGGGTGATCCGGAACCACCACTTCTGCCCGCTGCCGTCGCTATAGAGGTAACGGGTTTCGGTGGTGCGGTGGATCTCCGTCCACGGACCTTGCGCGCTCGGGCCGCGCTCGATCACGTAGATGACGCCTTCCTGGTCGACGGCCGCCCACTCGATCAGGACGCCATCCGCCACCGGATTCGGGGTAACCCCCTCCACCGGCGGCACGGCGGCCGCCTTGTACGGCATCGGAAACCAGTTGGCGTAGCGCGGCGCGGCCGGCGATGGAGACGGCAAAGCGCTCCCGCCGATATCCACCAGCGTGAGTTTCCGTTGCAGCATGAGTTACCTCACATGGCGTTGAGCGATTGACGCAAGGCAGAGCTGGCCGAGGTGCGGACGCCCTGAGTGGTGGTGGAAAGGAGGTCGCGCAGCAGCTGGTTCTGCTCCGCCAGCAGCGCGTTGCTCTGCTGCACCGCGGTCGTGGTCGCGGCTTGGCCGTCGTTGTTCACGACTAGGTCGAACACGGCGCGGCTGAAGTTGTCCGGGAGGGCTTCGATTGCATCGGCCAGGGCGCCCATGCTGGTGCCGTCCTCCATATCGAGGTCGCCCACCTTCATGCCACCGATCAGGCCGGTGACCTGGTCGTAGAGCCCGTTGTAGTCCTGGCCGCTGGCGTAAAGGTTCCGACCAAAGCCCAGGGCGGCCTGAGCGGCCGCCTGCGCCGCGCTGGTGTCGCCGCCGGACACGGCGCGCTCCAGCTCCTTCATCGCCTCGCTGAGCTTCTCTTGGTCCGTCAGGGGCGACAGATCGCTGATGGACAGGCCGTACTGCATGGCCTTCTTGTCCTTGTCGATCTGCGCCTGCAGCTTTCCCATGTTCATGGCACGCAGGGCTTCGATCTTGGCCAGATCCTCAGCACGTGCCCCGGACAGGCCCAGCGCCTTGGCGTAGTCGTTGGCCGACTTCACCTGCTGGCGATAGGTCCGCTCGATGCTGAGCGCCTGCTGCTGGTAGCTGGACAGGTCGCCGGTCAGAAGCTGGGTCGACACATCGGCCATCAGCGTGGCGTAGTTGCCGAGCAGCCCGGTCACCTTCTGCACCTGGGTGGCCAGGTCCGTGCCGGCCACGCCGGCCAGATCCTGGAAGTAGTCAACGGCCTTGTTGACCTTCTCGATCTCCAGCCCATTCAGCGCGCGGCCGAGCTGGTCAGCATTGCCCACAGCCAGTTCGATGGAGGCACCCAACGCCGTGAACACGTCAGAAGCTTCGAAGTAGCCGTCCAGCTGCCCACCGAAGCCCGCCGCCTTCACTGCCTCGGTGAACAAGCGATCAGTCATGTCGGCCAGATAGGCCTCCAGCTGCGCCTTCGCCTCGGCCGAGTCCGCCGACAGCTGCAGCTTGCCCAGCGACACCTTGACCCCGGCCAGCTGCCCGGACAGGTCCACGCCGAGCTGCTTGGCCAGGTCAGTGGCCGCGCCGCGAACCTGCCGCGCCGCCATGTCGAACGTCCGATCAATGCCAGGATCCAACGCCGCGTACTGCGTCCACTTCTTGTCGCTGCGGAACAAACCGCCCTTGGCCTTGATGTCGGCGTAGGACTGGCCGTTGAACCCGCCAAACCCGTAATCACCCGTGATGCCCTGGCCGGTCACCTTGGGAGTGCTGCGGCCGAACAGCTTGGCGTGGATGCTGGACCCCGACAGGATCGAGGCAACCTTGTCGTTGAACCCGAGCCCGCGGAATCCTTTGTCCGCCAGCCCCACTGCACCGGCCGTGGCAATCTTGCCAGCCCAGCTTTCACCGTTGGAAATGTTCCAGCCCTGGTCGAACAGTTCGGCGTTCTTCATCATGCCGGCCACGATCCAGCCGATGATCGGGACCGCCGCAGCCGCAGACGATGCGGCACCGGCGCCGGCGGCAGCCGTACCACCGGCCGCCGATGCGCCACCGCCTGCGAACGCGGCGATGTTGTTGCCGAAGCCCATCAAGCTGCCGGCGCTGACACCGCTGCTCGCGGCGCCAGTCGCTGCACCGAACAGGCCGTGCCCCTGCGAAAGCAGCCCCGCCACACTGCTCAGGTTCTGCCCACCTGCAGCAGATCCGTTGCCGCCGAACAGGCCCATGATGCTTTGCAGGCTCAATCCACCACCCTGCCCGTTGATCCCGTTCATGATCTGCGTCTGGATCGGGATCACCAGCTTCTGGCGGAGAAGCTCGCGAGCAATGTCACGCAGGCCCTGCTTCGCTACATCCTTCAGGTCGTCCCACAGACCGTTGAAGTCCCGCAGCCCGCTGGCCACGAAGTCGGCCATTGCGTCGGCAGCGCCATCCACGCCATCGAGAACGACGTTTGCCCATGCCTCGGCCTTGGCTGCAGCCTCCTCCACCTGGATCGAAAGCGCAGCGGATGCATCGGCGGCGGCCAGCATCGACCGCTCATAGGCCTCGTAGCTGGCCACCCCCTTGGCCAAAGCCAGGGCTTCCTTGCTGCCTGCTGCCTCCACGGCCCGCTGCAGCTCCTGCCGCATGTCGCGCTCGTTCATCATCTGCCGGCGCGACAGTTCCCGAGCCCTGCCCACCTTGCCCAACATGGCAACTTCGGCGTCCATCGTCGCAACCAGCGATTCCGGACTGGCCAACGCCCTCTGGATCTCAGCGCTGGATTGCTGCAGCGCCTTCTGCGATTCCAGCACGAGCACGTTGTACGCCGATCGCTCGATGCGGCCCTCCTTGAGGGCCTCCTTCAGCTGGTCCTCAAGCTGTTTCTGGCGCTCGGTTGCCTCAGCCAGCGGACCAGCCATGGTCGCGGCAGCCATTGCCGCCTGCTCTCCATAGCGCTTGACCGCATCGGCATCGGCCTTGCGATCCTTCGCGCCAGCACGTTCTGCAGCGGATGCGGCCTTGCGGGACTCGGTGAACTTTTCTTGAGCGGACGCCAGCTCTGACTGCAAGCGGATGTACTTGGCGCCCTGCTCTATGTACTGCTTGACCTTCGGATCGTCACGCTTGGAGAAGTCGACGCCACTAGCCTGGGCTTCCTTGAACCAGTCGCCCACATCCAGCTTTGCAACCTCGGCCGCACTCTTACCCACCCGGGCCAGTTGCCCAGGAAGAGACTGCATCGCTGAGGCAATCCGCTTGCCGGCCGTGCCGGCCGATTCCCCCAGCGCGTCGAACGACCCCGACAGCGAGTCGGTTGCGCTCTTTGCCTGAGCGCTGCTGCCCGTGAAAGCGTCGAGAATTGCGCGCTTGCGGTCGACCTCCCTTCCTGCTGTCGCTGCGGCGGCGGTCTCCTCGGTGAGAGCCTTCGCCACGGATGCGGCGGCAGGCGAACCGTCGAGCATTGCCTGCCAAGCTGTGTCGAGCCCGCTGGCGAAGTCATCTGCGCTGATCTTGCCGGCCTTGAACGCCGCGTCCAAGCGCTCCGTTTCTTTGATGAAAGCTGACGCCTGGCCTGCAGTGGAGAAGTTCGTAGCCGCCGCAACCATTTCGGTGATGGAACCGGTGATGGTGCGGTAGTTTGCGTCGATCTCCTTCTGGAGCCGCAGAATCTCGCCCGCCTGCTGTTGCCGATTGAGCTCGCGGAACTTTTCAATAGCCGTGTCGGCAGCGCCGCCAAAGTCGATGAGCGCTGCGGAGGCGGTATCGGTGTTATCGCGGAAGATCAGCCAGCCAGCCGCGGCGGTGGCCAGCATTGTTACGATCCCGGCCGGCCCACCCAGCAGAGCTAGGGTCGATGCGCCAGCGCGCGCTACCCAACTGGCATTGGCCACCGTAGCCTGCCCCTGGGCCTGCGCAAGCAACAAGACGGCCTGTCGATGTTCCAAGGTCGCAGCGGCGGCCTTGGAACTGATGGACACGCTGCCGCCGATAGCCGCTGCGCGACGCACCTCCGCTTGAGCATCAAGCATGGCGGCACGGGTTCGAAGCTCGAGTTGTTGTGCGGCTGCTACGCTCTGCGCTGCGGACGCCCTGTCAGCGACAACCCCTGCATTTGCGGCCGCTACGCGCGCCAGAAGACTCTTGAGAAGCGGTCCAGATGCGAATGCCGCGCTCGCGACGGCTACAGCCTGAAGGTTGTTGCCAATAAGACCAATTCCCGCTGCAAGCGACTGCGATGCCCCTGTGGCCTCATCGGCGCGACCGATCATTTCCGAAAGATTGGTGTTGAGCTGGGTCATCGACTGCCCAACCGTCGCAGCCATCTTGCCGAAGTCAGCATCAACTGCAGAGGCCTGCTGCTGGAGCGCTTTGACAACCTGATCGGCGCTCAACTGACCGGCTTGACCCAGCTCCCGCAGTTTGCCTATCGGAACGTTCAGCCCCTTGGCAATGGCCTGAGCAAGTGCCGGCGCGCCCTCAAGCACCGAGTTCAGTTCTTCACCACGCAGTGTGCCCGAGGCAAACGCCTGCCCCAACTGGACCAGCGCGCCTTCTGCCGCGGCAGCGCTGCTGCCGCTGATGACCATGGTCTTACTGATGGTCTCGACCACCCGCGCCAGGCCGGAGCCGGAAAGCCCCAGCGCCTCCTGGTTCATCGCGATGCGCTGGTAGAGCTCAGCGGTAGCCCCTAGCGGCTGACGGGTAGCCTTGGCGATCTGGATTACGTTTTGCTGTGCGGCAATGAACGCGACCTGGTCCTTGGTTACAAGCCGAAGCCGGTTGTTCAGGTTCGTCCATTCATCAGCCTTGCCGATCACCGCTTTTGCAGTAGCCAGAGCCGAGGTCATCCCAATGGCCTCGGATGCCACTCGCCGGAAACCGGAAGCCACTTGGTCGGCCCCGCGCTGAGCCGCCTCAGACATCGCCGACTGGATTGTTGCCATGTCGCGCTTGACCATACGCGCCGCCTTTCCACTATCGCGCTCAAATGAGCCCGACTTCAGCAACAGGTCAACGGTGAGGGTATAGAGGCTCATGATCTCTCTCAAAAAAAAAGCCCGCTCAAGGCGGGCTTCGGGCTCTCGAAATCGGGCTATCTGAGTGGTACGTCGGCACCGTTGATGGTCAGCGAAGTGACCACCCCCGATCCATCAGTAATGCAAGATCCCGAGTCCGTGTCGCGGGTTCGGTGCCGCTGGGCGACAGAAAGTCCTGACCCCTCTGGCCACGCAAAGTAGTGCTCCTCTCCGCTGCCAAAGTCCTTCACAAGAGGAACATTTGTGGCAGCGGGGATAGTTGAGGCGGCTTGAATCGCCGACACACAGTTCAGAAAAGCCGTCTTCGCCCCATCCTCCTCAGCCCTGGAGCATCCAGCCATTGCGATGACCGGCAAAAGTGGCAACCAATTTCCGTTCTTCATGGAACCTCCCGATATTTGTCGGGATCATGCCAGCTACGCCGGGATTTCCTCAAATTCCATGGTGCCGGAGAAGTAGTTGCGGCTGATGTTCTCGGCGCTCGGCAGCTGGATCGGGTAGCCATAGATGGCCGAGCGCGCCGCGAGCATCGCGCTGAACGCCTTCGTAGCCATGTCCCTGTACTGGGGAACCACGCACGACCGACGACGCCCGGCCATCGCCGCAGCGACAGTCTCCCAGTCCACACCACCAGCCAGACCGCCGCCGCGCACAATCTCGGTAGCCCTTCCGGACAGGTTGCACGTCATGCGCCGGTACAGCGCACCATCCACCGTGTTCAACTGCCCGCCCTTGGTCCTGGTGTGGGCGCTGCTATCGACCAGCACCACGCCCCAGCCGTCGCTGATTCCAACATCGACCGCCCGGAAGATTGCGATCTCCCCTATGTCGACGTTGGTGTCCGTCGTGACGACCTCGACCGACACCACCGACACCGCTGCGGTTCCCTGCGGAAAGAGCCAGGCGCAGACGCTGCCATCCGGCAGCCTGATGGTCGTAGCAACCGCGCCAACGGCACGCACCTGCACACCGGCCGGCACGCTCAGGCCGAGGACAGCCACGATGCCAGGCACGATGGCCTGCGCGAGCGTGACTGTGATCGCGAGGGAGCCCGTGCGCCGGATGCGCGATGCACGCCCCGGCTTGCCGTCGAACAAGGCCGAGCCCTGATCGGACGTGAGCCAGGTTCCGCCGGTGAGGGTGGCAGTCGTAACCGCCGGCATTCCAAATCCGATGAGCACGCTGCTACCCCCACACCGTCATCACCACATCACCTGTGGCAGGGTTCCGCTCCACGCGGCGAACCAGTACCGGCTTGCCGTCGGCCAAGCCGTAGCGGCCGTATGTCAGGCGCCCGACCTGTCCAGGCAGCGGCGCCAACTGCTGGTCACCACGCACGGTGAACTGGTAGAAGAAACGCTGCTGCCGGTAGATGCCCACCACCCGGTCGATCTCGGCCTGGGCATCGAGAGAACGCCAAAACAGCGATATGACCGGATCAGCCGCATCGGCCCGGCGGTAGTGCGCGTCCAGCGGGCCGGCTGCGTACACCTGCCCGCGGTACAGGGCGGTCAACTCGTCGCGCCGCGCCTGCGGCACGTCAACCACGTCGGTGACCAGGTCCGACGCCCCCAAGGCCTGGGCGTTGGGGCGATAGGCCATCCGTCGCGTCAGGTTCGGAGCGTCATCAGGGACTCCAATCAGGTCCGTTGCCATGTCCGCCTCAGACAGCTCAAACGCCATCGGGCCGGTAAACGCCTCTGGCGCCACAACGCGGACAAACCGCAGCACACCGGTTGCGTCCTGATAGCAGCCAGTGCCGAAGCTCGGGAGCATCGCGTTCAACGCGTCGCGGCCGGTGACCGCCGAGCCTGCGTAGTAGCCGATCCCGGCATAGCCGGTGGCAGCATCCACCGCCTGGCAATCGGCCAGAGACCATGCCCCACTCCCTAGGCGGCCCATCACATCCGCGACAGCAGCAGCGAGCGTGGCCGGTGCCATGGCGGGCCCGATGCTGGACATGTCTGCCACCACCGGCATTACCGGCGGCGACTTCATCAGAAGCTGCTGGCCATCCGGCGATACGCTGAACGTGCCCGCCTCCATCTGGTCGCCACGGTCCATCACCGCGTCGAGGTAGACGCGCCCATCCGCGACGAACATCGCCGTAGCGTCCGAGTTGCCGCCTGCCGCCGGAACACTGGCCACGGCGCCGATCACCACCGGCTGAGGCTTCCAGGCCAGCGACTCGACGTTGGGGAGGAATACCCCGCGGTTCAAGGTCAGCCCCAGGTAGTCGTGGGCATCCCGCAGGTGCAAGGTCTTGCTGCCGTCGTCGTTGATCTCGATCTGATCGATCGCGCAGCGGAACACCGGCGCCGCGTCGGCCAGCATCCCCGATTCATCCACCATCAGGATCCGCACCGGCTCGCCCGAGGCACCCGACAGCGCCATGGCGTCCAGAAGCCCCTCTGCGTCGGCAACGACGCACTGTGCCGCGGCCGTCTGCGACACCGGGTCGCCACCCCACGGCCAGAAGCTCAGCTCCTGCACCAGGTTGACGCCCTCGGCAATCAGCCCCTCAAATCGTGCGTTGGCAGGGCTGTCGCCCGGGGCACTGAGCCAATCAGCGTCGGCCAGCCGGATTGGGGCGACGGTCACAGCATCCAGCCGCCAGCCGGCAGCTGCTGCCTCGCTTCGCGGTGCCCACTGGCCAGCGTTCACCGCCACGCACAAGCCCCCGGCCTTGGTGGCGGCCAACCCCGCAGCGAAGTGCAACGGACCGCTGAGCAATAGATCGCGCTGGTGGACCATTGCGCCGTTAACGTACAGCTGCAGGCGCGACGGGCTACCGAAAGCGATGCGCAGCCCAACGATATCGCCATGAAGTACGGCAGGCAGGCCGGTGGCGATGGCGCCGATACCCTGCAGCAGGCGCCCGGTAGCCAGCTCCCAGCCAATGCCGTTGGCGTTGGCACCCGGCGACTGGCTGAGCGATGCGGCCGGGGTTACAAACCCCACGACCGCGGCGAGCGCGTCATCGCCCCACACGGCGAACTCCACCCCTACCGTGCCGCTACCCAGCGCGAAGTCGGACCGCGCGCACCTGGCGCCGTTGGCGGCGGCTGTCGTGGCGAGTGTCAGGCCCCCGTCGCGCGCAGCGAGCAGAGGGCCAATGGGGAGCGCCGAGAAGCGCCCGAAGGTTTCGGCCATGGATCATCCAAGTGATTCAAACCAGTCATGCGCCTCGTCATCGTCGGAACGCGGCACCAGCGCATCCAGGTAATGCTGGAAATCTCGCTTGGTGCCGGCCTGGCTATGCGATGCAGTGATGTACGCGGCGAAGGCAGCGGGCTTGAGATGGAGGCTGACGGGGTCGATGGGGTTCCGCTTGTGGAACTCCCACCACTCCAGAAACTCGCGCCGGGACATGGTCGCCTGCAGGTCTGACACCGTGCGACGCAGGTGCCAGGCGAGGACTCTCCAGAACCAGTCCTCGCCACGCTGCCTTATCCGTTTCCCGCGTCTGCCTGGGCCTGGGCGGCCTCGTCACCGAACCCGGAGTGCTTCATGGCCACGCGCTGCAGCTCCGCAGCCACCAGCGGCTTGAGCTGGGCGGCCTGCGCCTCGTCCATGACGGGCTTGCCGTCCTCGTCGCAGATGGTTGCTGCGATCAGCTTGGCGCGATCCGCTTCACCCCACAGCTTTCGGAACTCGGCATCCGGCAGTTCGCGCACGTGGAACTGGGCCTTGTGGCCGTTGGGCAAGGTGATCGTGTCTGCATGCACGTCCTTGGAGGCGAACATTCCCAAGCTGGTGAACGATTGCAGAATGCTGCTGCGCTGCTCCGGCTGGGCTTCGGTGGTTTCGTTGGTCTTGCTCATTGGCCGTTTCCTTGAATGGCGACAGGGCGCGCGGGCCGCGCACGGCTAACACACGGAGTTTCCGCGCGCCCCGTCAGAGAAATGGCCCGCCGCAGCGGGCCATTCGTTTGCAAGCCGTTGCCGACACTTACGGGCCGGCGGCGGGCCGGTTGGTCTTGACCGCACCCGAACCACGGATGGTGATCGTTGCCTTCCAGACATCGTTGTCCTGGCTGGTCACCGCGAAGTTCTGCACGAACCCATCGAACTGCTTGGAGAGCACCGTGGTCGGCGGCGTGATCTTGCCGGCCACCGCCACCGGCTTGGCGACGCCCTCCGTCTCACTCAGAGGTGCCGTCACCAGCCAGTTCACGTTCGCGCCGGTCTCATGCAGCTTCTCGATCTTCTCGTGATCGACGCTGTCGTAGATGATCTCGATGCTGGTGCTGCCGGTCTGCTTGCGGCCAGCAACGAACTGATCCCAGTCATCGTCGTAGTCGGAAATATCGATCTCCGACGCCTGGCCATCGGGGAAGCCGACCGAGCGCAGGCGGGTCACCTTTATGACCTCGGTCAGGGCGATGGCGACGAACAGCTGCGAATGCTTCGACTTGATTACCTGTCCCATAGGGATTTCCTTGTGATGCGCCCGTCGCCGGGCATGAAAAAGGCCCCTTGCGGGGCCGCTGGGTTGCTATTGCGTGGATCAGCGCAGCTGCAGCAGCCGCACGTCGAAGGAAATGCCCATCGCGTCGGTGTCATCGCTATCGGGCGTCGGGTTGTACGACTCGATGCTGCCCACGCGCTCGACCACGTCGCGAATGGCAACGGCCACGCCGTTGGCCTGACTGAGGCTGTCACCCCATACGGTCAGCCGGACACGCCATCCGTCGGCCGGTGGCGCTTCGGACAGCATCGCAGTGGGTGAGCCGCCGACCACATTCCACGTCGCGTAGGGAAGCTCCGTATCTTGGGGCGCACTGCCAGGCCACAGCCTGACGGGATCGCCGAGAAGCCGCCGGACTTCTTCAGCACCCTGCAGCAGCGATTGAACCAGGGGAACCATCATCGCCAGCCATCCTTCATCAGTTGCTTTTCGAGTGCCGACCAAGTCTCGTCGATGACCACCTGTGCAGCCTCCGGGCCCTTGGATTCGCCAGCGGGCGTCAAGAACGGCGAGGCCCGCATCTTCTTCGTCCCAAACTCAACAAAGCGCCAGTAGTAAGCCCACCCCGTTTCCTGGTAGACCTTCCCAGCGCGGCCCTTACGCCGGTTTCGTTTGGTGTTGGCGAACTTGCGACGGCGGCCAGTCTTCACCCCAATGGTGAAATACTCTCCGCCCTGCCCGACGCCGGCTCGTTGCCGCGTCTTGGCATTGGCCCGGCGGGTGACGATCTGCGAGGCCATGAACCCCGATGCTCTCGGTGCCCTGCGCCTTGCGTCATCCCTGATGATGTTTCCGCCCTTGCGCATTCCGGATTGCACGGCCCGGCCTTGGATTGCCTTGGGTGCCTCGCGTAGCGAGCGCAAGAGCCCCTCCAGACCGCTGATGGTTACTTGCTCAGCCATTGGTCAACCCCGCCACGGCGATGATCGCCATCTCACTGCCGTCATTGCTAGGGGCGATACTCTTGATGTCGAAGTTCCGACCCCGGAACACGATTCGCCACTGCGGATCAACGTTTCTCGGCCGGATATCGAACCGCACCTGCTCCCTATAGCGCTCCGCACCTGCAGCCACAGCCTCCGTTGTCGCTGCAAGGTTGTTGATCGCCTTCGCCCAGATGGACACGACCTCAACCCATGTCGCTTTGTCCGGACCGCCCAGCTGGTCGCGCGTCACGGTCTTGCGCTCAAATCGGATGCGATGCTGCAGGTCCCCATCTTGAAGCGTCATGGCATCATCACCCGTCGATAAGGGCGCAGGAGACTCCTGGCGCCCAGGGGAAGCTCCACCGCCGTAGCTCCAACGACCACGTCTGACCGATTCGCGTACAGATGGCCGATAGTGAGCAACACCGCCGAGACAATGCTGGGGTTGACGACCGCCCCGTGGACGCTTGCCTCAGCGGCCTGCACGGCGTCCTGATACGCAACTTTCGCAATCCGAATGGTCGCTGCGCGCTCCTCGTCGCTCTCGATGAAAACCGCCTCGGCCAAGGCCTGGTCCCTGGCAGCAGCTGCCTCCCTCACTGATGCCGGGTACAGTGCCCTCGCAGCGGCCAGGTCATCGGCACTCTCGTAGACCCTGCGATTGAGGTACGCCTGCGCGGCGTCGATTGCGCCGGCAATAGCATCCTGCAACTGTTCCACGGGATAGTCCGCCTCCACCCGCACGTGCGAGCGGGCCTGTGCGATAGAGACGATGGCCATATCAGTCCTTCTTGCCCTCGGCCAGCGCAGCAGCCAACTTCTCCACGCCCCAGCGCTTGTCGAAGGGAATGCTCGCCGCCTCCAGCTTCACGATCAGAGCGGCCTTGTCGTCAGATGGCGTTACACCTGCAGCCGCGGTTGGAGCGACGGCCGCAGCAGCGGCAGCGGCCTTCTTCTCGTCTGCCTCCGCCGAAAGGCGCTGCACCACTTCGGCGATTGCCGATTCGCGCGTGGCCGCACTCAGCGCGTTCCAGTCCTCGGCGGACAGGCCCGAAGAGCGATGCGCGAGCGCAACCACGTCGCCGAGCAGGACCTCGACACCCTCTTCGAAATGGAATTGTGCAGGCTGCAGATCCGATCCCAGCAGGATCGTCGCAGGCGCCGGGCTCAGCGTGATCGCGCCGACCGAAAGCGCGCCGGCTTCCAGCTCGGGCGGGCACGATTCACCGGCAACGAACTGGACAGGGTAGATCTCGCCTTCCGGCACTCCACGGAAGGGCTTGATGAATTTGGCCATTGCGGCTCCCAGATCAGAAAATGGAAACCGGGCGGCGCTATGCCGCCCGGTCGCTGTAGGCCCGATTACTCGGCGATCTTGAGGGCACGCATCGGCTCGGGGTTGTGCACGCCGCCGCCCACGCGCTTGGTGGTGTAGAACATCACGTACGGCTTGTTGGTGTACGGATCGCGCAGCACCCGTACGCCCTTGCGGTCGTACACCGTGTAGGTCTGCTTGAAGTCGCCGAACAGCATGGCGATAGCGTTGGCGGCCACGTCCGGCGTCGCCGCCACATCCTGCACCGGGAACCCGGCGAGGGTGGAGGGCTGCCCGGCCACCAGCGACGGCTGCCACAGGTAGTTTCCCTGCCCGTCCTTGAGCTTGCGCACCGTGCCCTGGGTCTTGCGGTTCATCGAGAACTTCGCGCCGGCCGTGAAGGCCGACGGCAGGTCGTACACCAGGTCGATGATGCTGTCGCCGTTGATGCCGGCAGCCACGCCGCTGTTTACAGCCTTGATGGCGCCGAACGGGTGCTTGGCCGCGTTGGCGCCGCCTTCCACGTAGGTCAGGATGCCGAACGGCTTGTTGACGCCGTTGCCCGAGAAGAAGGCATCGCCTTCCTGGCGGGCAAATTCCAGCTCCACTTCACCGGCGAGCCAGGCTTCCAGGTCGATTTCGGCATCATCCAGTAGCTGCTGGGTCGCGGCCGGATTGGCGTAGATCTCGCCCCAGCCAAAGCTGAGGGGGCGCAGCTTGGACGTGGCCGTTTCCGGGCGCGCATCTTCCTCGCCCACCCAGCCCGAGGACGTGCCACCGGTGTTGTAGAGCTTGGTCAGGCCTGCACCCGAGCAGGGCTGGACGTTCGCCAGCTGACGCATGTCCGAAACGATCACCAGACGGTCGGTGATCGAGCGGTCCCATTCAACCGGCGCCAGGTAGCCGCCCTCGTCGGCGGCGCCCTTGTTGAGGGCGGACTGCACTTCACCCTTGCGGAAGTGGGCGCGGAACGACTCGGTGTATTCGGCATCGGCAACACCACTGCCGGCGCTGCCGCCACCCATCTGGAACGCGGCCATCTGGGTGTTGGCCTGGTCCACGGCCGCCTGCAGGCGGGTGATATCGGCGTTGATGTTGTCGACCTTCAGGGCCTGCAGCGCGTCAGCGTTGCCCTTCTTGATCTCGTCCAGCTGCTTGTTGTGCTCGGCCTTGAAGTCGGCGAACGCCTTGTTCAGGCTCTCCACCAGCGCTTTGACGTCCGGCTGGTTGCCACCGTCGGCGTGCACGGAAACGAGGCCGCGCGGGATGCGGCCGTGGGTCATCTTGGTCATGTGTCGGCCCTTTAGGCTCTGAGGTTGTCGAGAAGGCCCTGCAACAGGGCCGAGGTTTCGTTGTCGCTAGCGCTCGGCGTAGCGGATCCGGCAGCGCTCGGCGTGCCGTTGAACAGTGACTTCAGGGTGTCGCGTCGCATGGAACGGGAGTGCCCAGCCTTCGCCATTGCCGCCTCGACCAAGGCCAAGGCCTTGCGCCCACCAGATGCCTGCTTGGAATCCTTAGTCGCGGCTGCCCCGTCCAGAAGGCCATCGGCAAAGCCTTCGTCTACCGCCTGGGCGGCGCCGATCCAGGTCTCTTCGTCCATCATCCGGGCAGCTTCGGCTTCGGAGATACCGGTGCGGGCGGCGTACACGTTGGCCATGGCTGCGTCGAACGGCTCCAGCAGCTTTGCTGCGTCAGCCATATCGTGGCGATTGCCGATGGCCACTGCCCAAGCGTTGTGGATCATCAGGAACGACCCGTCGCCCATAAGGATCTCGTCGCCAGCCATCGCGATCACCGACGCGGCCGAGGCAGCCAGGCCCATGACTTGCACGGTTACACGGCCGGGGTGCTCACGCAGCAGGTTGTAGATCGCAACGCCTTCGAAGAAGTCGCCACCGGGCGAGTTGACGTTCACCACCACGTCTTTATCGCCAATCGCTCGCAGGGCAGCACTGATCCGTTTGGCGGTGACGCCAGTACCCTCCCAGTTCTCGCCGATGGAGTCATAGATCGAGATGCTATTCGCGTCGTTGCCGGCGGCCCGTACTTCGGGCTCCCAGCGCTCCAGGGCGTCGGGACGCATGTCGAACTGGGCGGCGCCGAGTCGTCGCTCGGCTCGGATTTCAGGCAGCTGCCGAAGGCTCATTGCTCTTTCCCTTCTGTGTCATGGGGTTGACCAAGTCGTTGGCCCCGGGCTGATCCGATTCCGGATAGTCGAGAAGGTCGCGGACCTCGTTCTGCGTGTGGAACGGCGCCGTGCCGCCCGAGCCGAGAGCGGCCTTGAAGAACTCCGCCTGATCCTTGAGCGTGCCGCGCATCAGCGCCCGCACATTGAACTTCGGCTGGAAGCGCTCCAGGTCCCGCTCGGCGATCAGCGAACGCGCGACGGCCTGCTCCCAGTTGGTAAAGTGCTCCAACATCGTGTACTGCAGGAAGAAGATCCCCAGCTGCTCGATGCCTGTGCCCCAACTGGTGTCACTCAGGAAGAGCAGCGGGCGTGGAACGCCGTACAGCCTGGCCACTTCCTCCACCTGCGCGCTGCGGTTCTCGACGTGCTGGGCCTCTTGCGCGGTGCTGCCGAACTTGTTTGCCTTGGCGTTCTCTTCCAGCAGCATCCAGCGCTGCGCGGCAGCAGCACCGGCATACTCTGTGTCGAGGGAGTTACGCATCCGCTCATACGCCACGTCACTGAGCGCATTCGGCACCTCGATGGCGCCGCCAGCCATGTTGCCGGTCTCAAAGATCCGGCTCGCTGCATGTTCCGCATCCAGTGCCAGGCGGATGGCCCGGTCTGCCAGTTTCATTCTGGACAGGCTGGTCACGCCATCCACGGACAGATCCCGGATGTGGAGAACCTCCTCTTGCTTGAGGATTACCTCGCCGCGCTTCTTGCTGTTGTACCGGTAGATCATCCGCCAGTCGTCGCCGAGCTCAGCGCGAACCGCGAGGGAGTCCAGCGGTATCAGGTGGATAGGCCGGTCGGCGGACCAGATGATTCTCGCGTAACCATCGCCGTGGCGTTGGCGGGCCAGCTCCATCTGCCGCTTGAACTCCAACGGCGTCTGCCACGGATTCGGCTTGATCTTAAGCAGGCGGTGCGCGGGGTGCTCAGTCGCGATCCGCTTCTTACCGCCCGACTCAACCAGGTTCAGCGGCAGCATGCCGATCGTCCCGCAGATCAGGGATAGGCACCTCAGCACCGCCATGTTGCGTAGCTGGAAGCTGCCACCGCCATGACCACCACGGGACCGCATGAAATCCAGCAAGGCGGGATCATTCATCCCGGAGAAGTGACCGGCCTCAGCGCGCGCGCCAGGCGTCGAAGGCGACTCAGTGGCCGCTGGCGGGTTCCAGTACCGGTCCAGAGACGCCAGGGCTTCGGCATTGAAACGAGACATGTGGTTCCTTATAGGAATCTGATGCCGCGGCTCTCGTACACGGAGGGGCCACGAGCAGATGGATTGAGTGCCATCAACGAAACCGCGTTGAACAGCGCCATCAGCGGGTCGATCTTTGCCGTGCCGCTGACCTGCTTGGTGATCGTGATGGCGTTCCCGGCAGGAACCACCTTTGCATTGCTAACGCACCACGCCATAAGCGGCTGGCCGGCGTGGATCAGGTCGCCACCGGCCAAGGCGCGCTCGGTCGTTTTGATGGCGCCATTGAGCTTCCAGCCCTGAGACACCGCTACGATCTGCTTTAGATCGACCCCGCGGGACTCCGTGGTCAATTCGTCGACAATCGCACCGATGCCTGCCGGATCAACGCCGATGGCGTTCTCCTCCGGCATCAGTCCTGCTGCTTTCATCTTGCAGATCGCATCAGCGACCTGGTCAACATCCTGTCCCGGCAGCTTCACAATTGTCAGGTCGCCTGCCGCCTCAAACTCTTGAAGCTTGGTGACAATGTCCTTGCGGCGCTGCAGGACGATCTCATGCGCCCATGCGTGGGCCCAGGCCAACCACTTTCGCGTTCCGCGCTCACGTCCGACAGCAACCAGACCCAGAAGGTCATCGAGGCCGCCGCCATCGATTCCGCTGGTGACAACCTCGCAGCGCTGTAGCAGGTCATCCAGTGCTGCCACGCGTTCCGGCTTGGCCTGCTGCAGCCAGAAGTCAGCTCCGGCCCAGCGGTCCGAGCGCAGGTTCAGCCCTACCTCGACGTTGGCATGCTTGGCCAAGAAGCCCCGCAGTGAATGCTCTCCAGCTTGGTCGGCCTTCTCGTACTCACGTCGCAGGAACTCCGAGTCCACAGAGACCCCGAAATTGGGGTTCACCAGCGGCATGTTCTCCAGCTTCAGGTGATCACCTGCGCTGACCATTTCCGGGGGATGCTCGTACAGCACGGGCAGCGACTGGGGATCCAGGATCTTTCCGTCGCGCACGTCCCGCATGCGCTGCAGGTCCTGTCTGAACACGCCAGCCGGTGGCTCGTCGGACTGAGTCGTCAGTTTGATGACGATCCCTTCAGGCCTTGAGGCCAACCCACCGACAGCCTCGCGAAACATCGCCTCAGCATTTGGCCGCTTGCCGAAAAGCCATTCCTCGTCGATCAGAACCCAGCTCGCCTTCTTGCCACCGACAGTTTCACTGTCTGCGGCAACCACCTTCAGGGTGGCTCCCATCGTTCTATGGGTGATGGTGCGCACATGGTCCTGCACATGGAATAGCTCGGACAGGTCGTCATCGACCTTGATCATGTCCCGCGCTGGAGCAAAAGCGTTGTTCGCGATCTCCACCGTCGGCGCCAGGATGATCATCTCAGCCGACACGCGCCAGTTCAGGATCAGCGCGGTCACCATGATCCCAGCCGCCAGCGTGGACTTGCTGTTCTTCTTGGGGATAAGCATCAGCACTTCGCGAATCAGCCGGCGCCCGGTCTCAGCGTCGTATGCACCGAAGATGGCCGCGACGAAGTCGAAAACCCATGACTCGCATGCCTCACCAAAGGTCGGGCTGCCGGGCGCATCGACGATACGCAGCTGCTTGAACACCGCCAGCGCCTCCTGGGCCTGAACGGGATAGATCGGTGGCGGGATGATCGACTGCCCGGCCACCAGCCTCTCGGCCCAGTCGGGGCATGCGGTCGTATAGAGCGGCACGCCCATATCAGTTCATCCTCGGCCGGGGTGGCGCAGAGGGGGCGAATCGGCCCGCCACCGCCTCGGCCTTCTTTTGCCTCTCCTCCTTCTTGCCGCCCTCACCCTTCTTCGCGTGGGTATAGGGCAGTGCAGCAGAGGCAGCCTTAACCTGAATAGCCGTAGCCGCGACCTGGCCAAGGGCGATCCGCTGGAGCAGGGTGAGCATGTCCGTCTCTTCCTGCTCGACAGCGACAGCCTTGGTGCGCTTCAAGGCACCGCCTTTCGGCTGGGGCTCCAGCTGGACCTCTACCGCAGCGGCCTTCTTGGCCGGCCCCGCGGCGGCCTTCGTATTTGCTGATTTCTTAGGCGGCGCGGGCGTTGAAAGCTTTGGCTTTCGACCGGCGCCAGGCCTTGCGCCGCCTGCGTTCTTACGCGCGCCGCCGCTCTTGCCTTTGACACCTGCCATTTGCTGATTTCCATTCCTGCGGGATTTTTTTCCACGCGTGCGGGGGGACGCGGTCTAGGTCCGAATCGCCCCCATACTTTTGACGCCCCCTACCGTACGGCGAGGGGTTGGGCGCGTGGAACACGCGCGAATGGCCGTTTGCTCAGGCGTGTTTCACGCTCGCGACGCGCTCCGCTCCAGCCTCTGCTTTGTTCCGTCGTGGCAAGGCTTGCACAGCGGCTGGTGGTTCTTCGGATCCCAAAAGAGGCGGTGGTCGCCCCGATGGGGAGTGATGTGATCGACGATCGACGCCGCCACCACCCGCCCCTGCGCGCCACACATCACGCACAGCGGATGCGCCTCAAGAAAGCCAGCTCGATACTTCTGCCAGCGGTATCCATAGCCGCGCTTGGCGCTGCTCGTCTCCGCGCCGCGCCAGCTTCCTGGAGTCACGCTCTTGATCCGCGTCGACACAGCGGTGATGCGCGGAGGGACAGTGCGGAGACGTGGCATCAGTAGGTATTCCCGTCCAGGTCACGCCGCTCAGATCCGGATCCCTCATCCTCCACCGGCAGCCCAACTTCCTCGCCCAGCAGCTGTGCAACAGCCTGGACCAGCAGGCCGACGTGCACTCCAAGCTCGGCGATCTGCTTGCCCTGCTCCACGATGGTCGCGTGCTGCTGCTCGGCTAAGCCAAGCAGCTTGTCGAGCCGGCTATCGCTCACGATCCACCTCGATCACTTCTTGGCAGGCACTGACGTGGTCGTCGGCGTCTCGTCCGACTTGAACAACAGCGCCCGCAACCTCTGCTCGTAGTTGGGCCGCCTGGTCACGTTCGACGGCGCTGGCGACGGCTTGGGACAGGAGGCTGGTGCTACAGGTGGCGAGGTCGTCGCGCAGCTGGAGACGACCATCGCGCAGGTCAGCAACAACAGCAGCAGGGACGGCCTGGGCCGCAGTGCGATCTTCTTCATGCTTCGCTCCGATGGTGGCCATGTCGTCGGCCTGCTGGTGTTCGACCGCGCGGGCCTGCTGTTCAACTTGTAAGGCTTGCTTACCGGTTGCCACCTGGCTCAGGGCCTCGCTGCCCTCGGCGCGATCACCGCGCCACGCCCAGCCTGCACCGAACATGGCAGCGGACCAGAGGACGAACGCGGCGAGCACTGCTGCAGGGTGCGTCATGACCGGCCCTCGCACATGGCGCGCTCAGCAGCACGGCGGTTGGCCAGCCCCTGCACGCGCTTACCGCCCGCGTAGACCCAGCGCTCCAGTTCAGGGCACCAAGCCGCTGCAGGTTGGCCAGCATTGATCTTGCGCACCAGCGTCGAGTTGCAGGCTGCTGCCACGCCGACATTGTAGGTCCAGCTCAGCACCGCCGCCCACTGACGTTCACCGAGCGGCACCTTGATGCACTGGCTGACTTCGGTCAGGTAGACCCCGAGACGGCTATTGAGCTTTGCTGCGCATTCCTGCTCGGTGTAGACCGCCTTCTCCGGGCGGCTGGTGTCGCCGTAGCAATACGTGCTCACACCCACAATGTCGATGTATGGCGTGGGCGACCAGTCTTCCCAAGGCTTCACCAGCGCAGTTCCGGCCAAGGCGATCACCGCAGCGGCGCTTACGCCGATCAGCTTGGCCTTCATGCCTGAGCCCTCTGCCGCCACTCGCGGATCCAGCGCCACCCGAGGTAGCTGATCTGGGCGACCAGATAGATGATCGTCAGCACCACCACCACGCGGTCGAGGTTCGCACCTGCGGCCACCGCGCCAGCCACCGTCACCGGTGGCACAGCCTTCGCTGCAGCACCTGCGGCGGTGCCGATGATTTCGTCCTTCATGGTGGCCCCGTTGCTTGTCCGGTTCGGCATATGCCCCTCCCGGTTGATAGGTGCCCGCCCCTAGCGCCGGCTGGGCACGAGAGTTGGTCCGGCTGGGACGCGGGCAAAGAAAAAGCCCCGGCTGGCCGGGGCTTGCGATTGGATGGTGGCAAGAATGCCCCCTTTTTCGATGACCTAGGAAGTCATCGTTATGCGGCCCTGGACAGAGCCTTGTTGAACTCAGCGGCAGCGCGCGACTCAGCAGCGCGGAAGTTGGCCAGCATCCATTCGTAGACTGGCCGCCAGAACCTGCTGTACGCCGAGCAGTCTGCGCCGATAGAGGTGCCGCGCTTGCGCCCACTGAACGGCTCGCGCCCGCTCCCGCCGCAGCGCTGGCATTTCAGGACCCCAGCAACTGCCGGATCGCGGATGACCCTCTTTCCCTCGCAGTCCTGGCATTCGCAGCATTCCGCCATTTCAACGATGACCGCTCCCGCCAGCACGCCCAGCTGTTCCATGGTGTTGTTCGGCCACGCAGCAGCGCGCGCATCTTCCAGCGCCTGCTCCGTGCGCCGCAGTTCCCGGCGCTGCACATCGGTGGTCTGGCCGCCGCCCCAGCCGATGCTGGCCTTGGCGATGCCGAAGTTCGTCCTGGCATCTGCGAGGGCATGCATCTGGCGCGTGAATTCAGGCGCCACCAAGGCGATCACCTCCTGCCGCAGCTGCTCACGACGGCGCGCCCCACTCTCGGGCCACCACAGCGCCTCCATCAGCTCACGCCCCAGCCCGTGGTGGACATATGCCAGGGCTGCCACGATCTCCTGCGAAGACGGCCCGCCAGGGCTGCCGTCATAACTCATTGCCTTCGGGCCCGTCCCGCTGGACAGCAGCTCGCGCGCGTCTTTCATCCCTTTCCCCTTAATCGATCTCGTCGGTTGATTTCGCGGCGCAGCGCGCGTGATCGGCGCAGCGCCTGCTCGGCCTCCCCGCGCTGGTCCGGTGCCGTCCACGCCCGGTTCCATCGCATTTCGGCTATCTCCTGCTGCAGGCTGCTCAGCAGCCCCAGCGCCTTGTCGTCATAGCGGGTTAGGTCCATTCACCCAGCATTGCGCGCGCCCGTCGCAACGGCCGCGACCACCCCCTACCGCGCAGTGCCAAACCGAGCGATCAGCGCCGCATCAGCCAGTGCCTGCCCCTCGGCCTTCTTCCCCAGAGCGTCCCATGCCGGCCACAGCTGCACAGCGCGCGACCTGGCCGCATCCTTGTCCGCGCCGATCAGGCCGGCCCGCTTCTTCCATGCCTGCGGCGTCACCAGCGTGGTCGGGATCATCAGCGCCGCCACCACGCCCTCAGCCACCCCCGCGGCATGGCCGAACCCGAAGGAAGACGCCACGCCCTGGCGCGGCATGCTGTGGACCTGCTCGATGTAGGCGTGCTGCACGTCGTGGTGCTCGAGGAACCGGGCCAGCGCCGCAGAGTCGAGTCGGCTAGACTTCCCCAGCCGCACCAACGGGGCACCCATCCACTCCACCGGGACTAGGTCGCGGTCGCCGGCCAGCAGCACGATGGCACCGCTGCAACCTGGGTCGATTCCAACCACTCGCCTCATGCTGCCTGCTCCCAGCTAGCCGTCAGGATCTGTACCTTGCCGCCGCGCGCCTTGAACTGCTCCACCGTCTCGGATGGGCCAGCGGCGCTCTTCCCCGGCTTCGCACGCTTGGGCCGGGATACGGTGTTGTGGTCCATCCGCCGTTCGCGTGGCGCACGCTGGGGGTTGACCCGCGGTGCTTGGGCCTTCGTGTTCTTCATGCTGCTGCCCTCAGTTCGTTGATGTAGGTCTGCTGGTCAATCAGCTCGTCGTCGGAGCCGTACGTCTCGTGGAAGGTCCGGGAGCCGTCCAGCAGGCTCGGGCCGTAGATCTGGCGCATCGTTCCGAAGGTGTTGCCCTCCATCGGGTAGCGCATGTGGTGCCATTTGCAGAGCGCGTAGCCGCACATGTGGCCGCGCCGCACGTTGCCGCTCTTGGCGTGGTTGTAGTCGCAGCCGTAGACAACCAGCACCGGCTCCAGCAGGCCCTGCATCTGCAGCGCCAGACAGGCCATGCAGGGGCCGGTCTTGGCCAGCTCGATCCGGGCCGCTTCTTCATTGGTCGGCGGCGGGGCTTTCGACCACATCAGCGCAGCTCCGGAACCGGGCCGGCATAGCGGGTGATCGGGATCTGGCGCATGCCGTCACGCCAGACGGTCATGCCACGGGTCGCGTACAGCACCAGCGGCTTGATCCCGTAGCCATAGGCCAGATACCAGCCGGCCTCTGCCACCGGCTCCGACGCCGGCCGCACTTCCAGTTCGACGTGGTCCTGCCTCATGCCGCGGCGTCCTGGGCAGAACCGAACAGCTCGGCAATCTCCGCCAGCCGCTTCCGGGTGCGCTCGTTCGCTTCCGGGCTGGCCTCCACTCGGCCAGCCAGCAGCGCCAGCGGGTTGAACGCGGGCGTGGCCGCCGGCAGTGCCAGGTGGTCGGCCACCTGCTGGTAGGCCAACCGGCCGGCGTCGACCGCCAGCTGCAGCGCTGCGGCCCGGGCACTCGCGTCGTGGCCCAGCGACGGCTGGTAGACGGCGCAGCCACCCACAGCGCGCGCGCTTTTTACCAACCGGGCGTACACCTCCAGGAACGCTTGCCGGGCTGCGATCTTGTCGCCCTCCTCGACCAGCGGCAGCGCCGCCGTCCATGCGTCCCGGGTCTGCTCGGTCCACACCAAGGTCACCGCCTCGTCAGTGGCGCGGATGGCCACGGCCCACGCTTCGTTCGGGGCCGGATGGCCGTCGTCGATGCGCTCCATGATCGCGGCCAAGCTCAGTCGGCCCTTTACCTCGCGGCGGCACGCCGTCAGCGCCTCGGCCAGCACCCGCAGCGGGTAGGCCGCCAGGTCGGTGACCATGTAGGCCGCAGCGGTCGGGCGGATCTGCTCGCCCATCACCTCGGCCGTGGCCACCAGCATTTCGACCAGCGTGTCCTGTTCGGCATCACTGAGCATTGGCGTTCCCCTTCAAGCGGCGCAGCAGCGCCTTGGCGTCGTCGGCGGCGGAGGCGTTGGCTTGGGTCTGGTCCTGCTGGTTGGCGCTGGTGGCGGTCATCTGGCGGCCGGTGGCCCACTGCGTGCGGTACGCCTCGGCCCCGGCCAGCAGCACGCCCAGGTCGTGCATCCGCTTCACGGCGTAGTTCTCGTTGACGCTCAGGAACCAGCCGGCCACCAGAGGCGCCTCTTCGCGGCCCAGCCGTTTCACCAGATCCCGAACGTTGGTGTTGACCTTGGCGTTGCGGACGGGGTCCACACCGTGGCGGACGCGGTAGGCAGCCCGGTAGGCGGCCCAGGTCGCCTTGCAGGCCAGCTGCATCTGCTCTTCCTGCTCCGCCTTCGTCAGCGGCGCGGCCGGCAGGCCCGCCGGAGATGACGGTTCTTCTGACGGTTCATTGGTGGTTATATGACGGTTAGGCGGCACGGGGCGCACCTCCAGACCTGCGCCCGGTGCACCCCCTCCTGCAGCGGGCGCATCCCCACCTGCATCGGGCGCACCCCCTGCATGGGGCGCAGCACCTGCGCCCGGTGCAGTACCCGATTTACCGGCCTTGCGAGTGCCCTTCGACGGTGCTGCGGCCTTGTCGAAGTCGGCCGGGGTGACGTTGTAGACCGTGCTGCTGTTGAATCGACGATCACGAGTCAGCAGGCCAACGGCCTCCAGATGATCCATGGCGGTGCGCACAGCGCGCGGCGACATGCAGCAGCGCGCGGCGATGGTGCCCACTGCCGGCCAGCACACGCCGTCGTCGTTCGCTTGGTCGGCCAGAGAGATCAGCACCGCCTTCTGCGTGACGCTCAAACCCTGCAGCGGCCAGCACTGCGACATGATGATGGTCGACATGTCAGAGCCCCAGCGACAGGTTTTCGCCCGGTGCCACCGGGAACCACGTGCAGGCGCTCTTGCCCGTCGTGGCACACGGAGCTGCAGGGCCGCGCCAGATCTTCCCTTGGCGGGCCAGCTCCGGCAGGCGACGGCCGAGCATGTGGCGGTCAAGACCGGTCAGTGCGGCCAGATGCAGGCTGCTCTGGCCAGGGTGGCGGTGCACTGCTGCTGCAGCGCGCGTCTGCTGGTCCAGCAGCTTGCCGGTGGCGACGAGGTCCGCCGCAGCCGCATGGCTGCTGTTGGGATCGTTGGAGCGAGCCAGACCGGTCATCGGGCCGCCCTCCCCTTCGCTGCAGCGCGCGCGACGTTGCGCTCCAGGCGATTGGCCATCGTGCGCAGCGCGCGGATCTCGGCAATCATCTGCTCGGCCTCGGCGTTCGTGATGGTCGAGTCGGCGATGGCTTCCACGGCCGTGCCGGACAGCTTCCCCACCCGGCTGGTGATCTCCAGCAGCTTCATCTGGATGGCGCCGATCTCGTCGGACCAGCCGCCTTCCGGCGCCGGCGGCACCACGTCGGCGGCCATGCCGAAGCGAGCTACCAGCGACTGCAGCCAGCCCAGCGCGCGCTCACCGCCGCCGGCCTGTTCCTGCATCCACTCGGTCAGCAGTTCGGCGATCTGGAGCGTCACCGACTCACCCTCCAGCCCGCGCAGCTTCGCGCGCAGCGTCTCGGGGTGCATCGACTTGCCCCGGCGCTGGGCCAGGTACGCGGCAGCAGCTTCCACACCACCCGGCGTCTCGCGCACGGAGTTGTAGAGGTTGTCGAGCCAGTTGAGCGAGGAGGTACGGCAGGTCATCGGGTCACCTTGGGAGGGACGGTGTTTCAGGGTTTCGGGCTGGGCCCGGGCGGCGCACGATGGGCGCCATGGACAGAGACAACTCAGGGACGGCGGCCAGGGATGGCCTTTCAGGCGGTGTCGACAGGGCCAATGCGGTCGGCATCGGGGTCGTCGTTGCGGGGCGCGGCCGGCTCCTGCTGTTCGGTGTGCCCAAGCAGCTTCATCACCTGCGGCAGCGCCGGGACCATGTCCTCATCCGCCCAGCCGCTCACCTCGTCCACGGGCAGGCCAAGCACCTTGGCCAGGTGGGCATCGCTGCTCATTCCCAGCCGCGCGCGCAGCGCGCGCTTCGTGATGCGGCTGTCGACCAGCGCTCGGGTTTCAGCTACCAGTTGGCTCCGCGACGGCTCGGCGGCGCCAAACACATCGGGGCGGAGGTCATGCCGCGATACGCCTGTAGCCTTCTCGATAGCAATGCAGCGCTCAGCAGGAACGCGGCGCCGGTCATACCATCCAGATACGGATGGCGGCTTAATTCCAAGGAGGTGGGCCAGAGCCTGCTGGCTGCCGGCGGCCTGAACTGCTTTGTCGAGGGCGGTCATGTCCATGGCGCCCATTAGTCCACAGCTAACGATTAATTGCAAGCTGACAGCTGCACGAATCAAATTAGTTACCAACTAATCTGGCGCTATGGACATCAAAGAAATCCGCACTCGGAACTTCAGGCACCTCATCAGCGCACTTGAGGCAAGAGGGGTCACGCGTAGGCGCGATCAGGGCGCACAGCTCGGCGGCTTTATGTCTGCGTCCTATGTGTCGCAGCTGCTGGGTGGCAAGTACATTGGCGATGATGTTGCGAAGAAGATCAGCGCCGCGCTCGCCAAGGACTCGGGCTGGATGGACCGCCCCCAGTGGGGCGACGAGGACGGCCAAGCCGTCTCACCAATCCCAGAGAATGAGACGCCACCCGGCTATGTTCGCTTCGACTTGTTTGAAGGGGGCGCAGGAATGGGTGCAGGGATCGTCAACCAGGACTACCCCGAGGTAGTGAAGACCATCGAGGTCGCCGAATGGGAGGTGCGCCGGAAGCTCGGCTACCTGCCCCAGCCTGGTCGGATCCAGATCATCACCGACCGCGGCCCGTCCATGCGACCCAAGCTGGAAGACGGAGATATCGTCTGGATCGACACCAGCTGCGACTACTTCGATGGCGACGACTACTACCTCATCAACATCGGTGGAGAGACCCAGATCAAGATGCTGCAGAAGCGTGGCGATGGCCTCTACGTTGTCAGTGTCAACACCGATTTCCCGGCCTATCGGCCCGATCCTGGTGATGTGAGCATCCTTGGAAAGGCTCTGATACACGCCGGACTTCGAAAGTTCTGACAACCCCAATAAAGAGCCCCGCGTCAGCGGGGCTTTTTATTTCTAACCGCACTTGCGGAAGAGTAGCAGAGGCGTCACGCCGTACGAGTTCGCGGGTCGCCCGATCAACTTCCTCAGTCCGCCCATGAGGGGATACATCATGTCGATCAACTGAGCGTTCTGCTTTTGCGATGAGGTACTTATTTCATCCGGACGTGCATCCAGTATGGCGACAACATGCCATTCACCCTGCACCATTGGCCCGTGCTTCATGGTCATATTGTGCGGATCGATGGTCATGAAGTCAGCATTCAACTGAGCCCACACTTCACCTTGGCCATCGTTGATGGTGGCCTGCAGCGCAGGCGGCAGTTCCTTGATGATCTTCCCTGCGAGCTCCATCTTTTTGCGGTCAGCTTGTGCGTTCTTGGGAGCAACTTTTCCCGAGCTTTCGAACGCAATGAATGCCGACATCCCGTCCCAGAGCCGCTTCACCAAATCGATGTCAACCAAGCTGAGACTTCCGGACACATGCACAATGTGTCCAACTTCGGCAGTGCTCAGATCCTTCTTGATGAGCTTCTTGTCGCTCAGCATGTCCAACACATTGCTGGGAAGAAGCCAGGAGGAGTCAAAAACAAGTTCCGAAGACTCGCTGTGAGTCTCCATCGCCGAAGCAGTAGCACCGACAACCTTCAGGCTCCCCTTGATCTGGCCAGAATTAGACCCTGCCAAGCTCTGGATACGCTTATGAGAGGCGACTACTCCACTGTCATCAAGCTGAGCCAACAAGTAGCTGATGCGCTGCTTGTCGATGTACAGATAGTCAAATACGGAAACGTCCTGATCCTGCTCTTGCTCCATTCCTCATATCCTTTTGAATGCGCTCTCGCGCAGCTGTATTCCTGTCCGTCATCTTGAGGACGCCTTCCGCGAAGTCCGCGAAGACTTTCCGCACATCGCTACGCTGCTCGCTGGAACGAACAAGCGCATCAAGACTCTTTCGAAGTGGGTTGGTCATAGGGCCTCCAGAGAAGCTTTGGTTTGGGCGGAGCGAAGGGCTTTTCGCCCTCCATTCATAATTCAATGCTAGCTAGCAAATGCTAGCACCGCTTTCATCGTAATTGGCGACCGGGAACTATCATTTAGCTTCACGGGCCATCACCCACCGTATCGGGCGACCACGATCAATCATCGGCCACTGGCCGTTTTTCTTTAGTGAATCCTTGTCCTGCAAGGGTTTCACTCAGCCAAGGCTCTGATCCTGAACGTATAGACCCGTCGTTGGGGGCGGAAGTTTTAACGTTAAGGGCTGGCGTTCAGGCCCCAGACGGGCCGTCGGCTCTGACAGCAAATGCTGCTCATTGCGCCAAGCAACTGCTTGTTCCCCCGGCTCAGGGTCGATCAGCCTGCCTGACGGCGGCGCGGATCGTCGCCAAGGTGCCCTGCGGCTCATCCCCCTCTGCAGGCGGCACGGGGCGGCCAAGTGCCAAGGGCGGCGTGCGTGCCTCTGCAATCGCGTTTGCCCTGCGCAGCTCACTCAGGATGTCCTGCAGCAGGGGCTTGATCCCGAAGATGGCGAACGGGACAAGGATCCAAAGCAAGGTGAGGACCAGGCCCAACAGGCCCAGGAAGAGCGTCACCCCCGTAAAAGCCCACTCCATGGCAGATTCCGTCCGTTGTTATGAGGCGGCACCGTAGCACGAGGGCACACCGGAGTCGCTCGTTCAGAAAAATGTTAGCCTATAGCTGTTGACTAACGATTAGCTGTGAACTAACGTTTGCTCCGTCGCCCAACGCAGCCCCATCCCGGGGCCGGGCGCAGGAGATCACACATGGCCAGCGTGCTTCTTGGTCCGAACAAAGTGGCGCCCAGCGCCCTCGCAATGCCCGACGCCGGCGTTGTCGCCCTCAAGATGGGATTCGCCAACCTCTACCTGGACTCGGCCGAAGCCGACCAGCTCGCCGCTGAGCTGCAGCGCGCGGCGCAGGCGCTGCGCATCAGCCGCAGCAGCGCCAAGCAGTACACCGACGCCCTGAGCGGCAAGGACGCGGCATGAGCGCCCGGGTCTTCGCTCGCGTGCACCCTGCCGGCCGCGCTATGCCGGTCACCGCCGACGAACACAACGTCGTCGTAGACCTGGGCGACAGCGCGTGGCTGCTCACCAACGCCGACGCTCGCCAGCTCGCCATCGACCTGTTCCGCGCCTCCAGCCCGGCCGCCGGTGCGCCCATGGCCGCCGACCGCGCCGAGAAGCATCTGCAGGTGCAGGCATGATCGTCTCTGCCACCTACCCGCTCGCCCAGCGCGCCGCCGGCGCGGCCAAGTTGGCCGCCATGGCCGCCAACTCTATGGGCTTCTCGCCCAGCCTGGTCAGCGCCTCCGCTTACGTTGCAGCGCGCGCCGTCCTCGACCAGCGCGCCAGCGCCGGTCGCGCCATCGCCGACGTGCGCAAGAGCCTGCGCCGCATGCTGCGCGCCCAAGGCGGTGCTGCATGACCGACCAGGAGTTCTTCGCGCAGATGCAGATCGGCATCCCGCACATCCCCTCGCCCGCCGGCCCGGCACCGATCTTGATCGGCGTCGACCTGGCCAGCGGCCCCGACATGAGCGTTGAAGTCGGCCGCGCCGCTGACGGCACGTTCTACGCAATCACCTAGGAGCAGATGCCGTGAGCAACCTCAAAGCCTTCTACGTCGACGACATGCCGACCATCTACGCCGCCGCCACCGCAGAAGAAGCGGCACGGCTGTATCAGGACGACCACTGCACGCTCTGCGAGGACGACTACCCGCGTGAAGTCAGCGAGGCCGAACTGGACAAGCCGACGCCGCACTACGACCACAACGAACAGCCGACCGGCGAAATGACCACCATGCGCGCCTGGCTGGAAGAAGCCAGCCCCGGCTTCCTGTGCGGGACCGAGTGATGCACCACCTGGCCCTGCCCTTCTACTGCGCCGTGATCGTCGGCCTCCTCCTGGCGCTGCTCGCGCGCGCCATTTACACCGGCGCCGCCTCCTTCGTCCTGATCGCCGTGATCGGTATCGGCTACTTCGGCTGCCACGGCTGGATCGACGCACGCCGCGGTTGGCCCGCCTTCCGCGCCGAAATGCAGCGCCGCACCGCACGCCGCCGGGCAATGCCCGCCGACGACAAGCACTGAGCAACCGCCCGGCCGGCGCAACCGGCCTCCCACGCCGGCGGGACTTCCACACAGCCGGCAACCCATTCCTCCCGAGATCCGCCATGACCGATTCCGTCGCTGTCGATTTCCAGCACGAACCCGAATTCGCCAAGAAGGAAAATGGCGAGCTGCCCCGCATCGAACTGATCCGCGAACAGGTCGCCAGCTTCGTCTCCGGCTACACGACAGCCAAAGGCAACCGGCCTCCGCGCATAGTGCTGCAGACCACCGACCTCAAGCACTGCGTGCGCCGGATCTTGGCGCGCATGCAGAAACCCCACCGCGACAAGGCTAAGGCCGAGTGGCGGGAGAAGCGTAAGACCGGGTCCACGCAGCCCTGGCGCGAAGCGAAGCCGGAGCCGATCCCCGGCGCAACGCTCACCTGGTGCGGAATCCCCATCGAAGGCATGGGCTACAGCCGCCATCGCGCGGTCGACAAGCACTGATCCATGGCCAAGCCGGTCCAGATGGACATTTTCGATGACGACCCAGCGCGCGAGGCAGCCGCCTGGCGAGTACAGGCGGAAGAGTCCTTAAAGCACTTCCAGTTCTCCGAATCGATCCGTCTGGAACGGCATGCCTACTACCTCGGCATGGCCGAACAACTTGAAGCCAGGGCGCGCGGCGCGCGCGCCACCAACAGCAAGGACATGCAGGCATGAGCAACGACAACAAGCCCAATTGCCGCAACCTGGATGCTTACCCGGAAATTGACCCCTGGTCGAAGGGCTACAGCTCCGGTTACGCGCGAGCGGTGGATGACATGTCAGCCCGCCAGACGGTGGCGCAAGAGCCTGCCTACAACGCAGCCGGGATTTCGCTGACCGCCTGCCAGTTGCACGAAGCGCTGCTGATGACGGGTGACCCTGAGCTGGACGTTCCGTTTGAGGACCGGAGCCTTGTCCGGATCTTCTCTACGGAAACGGGCCACAGCGGCCCCGGCCTCTACTGCGAATGCGTCGACGCCGAGGAAGAGGGTTGCATCCTGCTGGACGGGACCTCTCCCGCTATTGGCCAGACCGCGCAGGCCGTGGACCTTCCCTACTCGCTCGATGCCGACCCTGCTGGTATCCGCGCCCGCGTCTGCGACGTGATCACGGGCACTTTGATGGTCGGCGCGCAGGGCCACACGCCGCCTCCGGCCGGCCACTGGGCTGAGCCGTTCTGGAAATCAGCGCGTGTCGATGCGACCGCGCAGGTTGTGGACCTGGCGCAATTCCGCGTCCTCGCCGCGAAGTTCGATGGGTTGGGCGACGAAGAAGTGGGCGACGCCTACAGCGGCCCCTACTACCAGTGCGCGCTAGAGCTGCGCACCCTGATCGATAGCCTGGCGGTGCCCAATGGTTGAATGCGCCACGTGTTCAGTCGGACTCGCCAGCTCTCTCAAACACAACTGGGTCAATCCTGCTCTGCTGAACCGTGAGCAAGAAGTCGGCCGCCAGGAACTGGCAATCCACAACGAACCTTTCAAGTGTCATGGAGAACACCATCAGATCTTCCCGGCCCGCCTGAAAAATTACGATGTACCCATCGTCCTCCTGACGCGTAGTCACCAGACGCGAGTTCAGGGCTTTCGCCATGCTGCGAAGGCGAATCGTCTCACCAATCAATCGCGCCAGTACCTCACCATGACCGCGATTCAGCAGGTAGAGCTGATTCTGAACCGACACCGTGACGGGAAGCCAATCGTCCGCGCAAAGATCCAGCGACCGCCGCAACGCCCGCTCGTTGCCCAGGCCATTGGCTTGCGTAAGGTCTATTCCCAGCACTGCAGATGTAAGCGCGGCTCCAGAAACTTGCTGCAAGTTAACAACTTCGTTGAACAGAACTTGCTCAAGAGTGCGTCGTTGAGCAGCCTGCCTCTCGCTTTCCTCCTCCTTCTGTTGCTTCGCGATTCTCGTCGCCTCGTCAGCAATCTCCGCAGCTCGACGAGAGGTGAACCAAGCAAGCACCGCTACGGCAACTGTGGCAATCCCCACTACACCGCCCACGATGGTCGACCAATCCAGAACGCATGTAGTGCCCAGCTGAGTGCATTCGGCCAATCCGTTGTACCACGCCATGTAGATACGCTCTCTCTAGGACAAGCGGATTCTGCCACGCCGGGTGCCCAGGCACCTGCTACACGTGCATTACGGGATCTGTTCGCATGACCGCTGAAAGCTTCCCCACCACCCCGGCGGCCGCCGCTGACGCCTGCCAGGCATCGTCGCCCGTCGCCGCGGTCGTCGCCACCATGCGTCGCCTGGGCGCCGCCGGCGCACCGATCTCGGCCGACCAGGTGCGCGAGTGGAGCGACACCCTGCTGCAGGAGCTGTATACCCAGCCGCCCGTCCGCTGGGAGTACCGGCACCAAGGCGACTCGCGTCCCGGCTGCTGGATGACCGCGACCCCGGAACACGTCTATCACGCACGCGTTCGCCGCTGGGTCGTCCGGGCCCTGTGGGAAACCCCGCGCGTCATCCAGCCCGAGCGCGACCATGCGTTCAAGGCCGGCGTTTGCACCAGGTGCGGTGATCCCGAGGACTGGGCTGGCCCCGACTGCAAGCCGATGGTCAAACCCGTGGACCCGCGCACCCGCCTCCCCGTCGACCCCCGCTGGCTGGTCGAGCCCCTGAAATGGCTGCGCGATGCCGGGCCTCACCCGGTGGGCCGCTACGACAGGGAGCGCCGCGCCAGGGAGGCCGCCTTCCTGCTGGACAAGATCGAAGCCCACATCCTGGAGTGCCAAAAGCCATGACGCAGAAACACATCAGCCATCCCGAAGGCCTGCCGAACTGCGCCGCCGGCCACCGCGCGCGCCACATCCACGACCTGCGCGGCCCGGCCGCCGGCGGCGGCCACTTGGTCGAGTGCGCATGCAGGGCGACCAGCAAGAGCCAGGATCCGGAGAAGGCGCTGGCCGAGTGGCGCCGCATCAATCGCCCGGCACGCAGCGCGCGCGCACCCGCGCCGGCAGTCGCCGACAACGTGGTGCAGTTCAACCTCACCCTGGCCGAACCGGCCGCGAGGCGCACCCGCGCCAGGGCCAGTGCCCAAGGAGGCCGCCCGTGATCGGAGACGTTCTACAGTTCCGCGATCTGCAGGAGCTGTGCCGGCCCGGCAAGCGCCCGCGGCTCGCCACCGTCGAGCGCTGGGCCAAGCAGCGCAAGATCCGCGTGCAGTACGACGGCCAGGGCGGCGTCTGGACCACCACGGCCGCGCTCAATGAGGCCTTGGGCCTCACCAGCCCCACCACCTCGGCTTTCGAGAACGAGAGCTACCCCGCTTCGCTGATCTGAAAGGACGCACCACAGCACCATGGCTAGACCACGCAAGGCCGCACCCAACCTGCCCTCGCACATCGATCACAGCCAGCTACCGGTCGGGATCTACTGGGATCACACCGGACGTGGCAGGTGGTACGTGCGTGTGCCACATGAAGAAGGCCACGGATCCAGAACGAAGACGGTCGCCGGCCCAGGCGCGCGCATGTCGGACCTGCACGCGATCATGGAAGCACGCCAGGGCGAGGCACAACGTGGCACCGTGGCCTTCGTCATCGACCGGCATGCCGAGAGCCTGGCGTTTGCCCAGCTCAAGCCGTCGACGCAGGAGGGCTATAAGGACTATGCCCGCGCCATCAAGGCCTACCCGCTCAAGAACGGCACCACCCTGGGCGAAGCCACGGTGGACAGGCTGACGCCAGGGTTCATTCGCCGCCTGATCGACGTGATTGCACAAGGCCGGCCCGGCGCCAAACCGGGTGAACCTGCCATCCCGGGCTACCCCACAAAGGCGAACCACTGGCTGCGCTACCTGCGCCGCGTGTTCGGCTGGGCTCGCGAACACGATCACGTCACCACGAACCCGGCCACCGGCATCAAGCAGGTGAAGGAAAAGGGTGCCCACCGGATGCCGGCAGTGGACGTGTTCCGCCAGGTTCAGGACTATGCGAAGGAGTGCAGCGCGCGTGGGCCTCGGGCCAAGGGTGCAGTGCCGGCGTACCTGTGGGCTGCCATGGAGTTGGCCTACCAGGCGCGCCTGCGCGGCATCGAGGTGCTGACGCTGACCGATGCGCACGTGGACGGCGAGGTGCTACGCACGAACCGCCGCAAGGGCAGCCGCGACAACCTAGTGCGCAAGGGCGCCGAAACCGAGGACGCAATCGCCATGCTGCGGGCGCGGCGCGCGGCGATATGGGAGAAGAAAGGGGGAGTGATTCCGATCCGGGCCGAGGACCGCTATCTATTCGTCAGCGAGGACGGGGAGCGGTTGACCGAGGATGGTTGGCAGACTGCCTGGGGACGCTTGATGCGCAACGCGGTGAAGGACGGGATCCTGAGCCAGGACGAACGGTTCGGCCTGCACAGTCTGAAACATCGCGGCGTCACCGACACGAAGGGGAATAAAAAGGAAGCTAGCGGGCACAAGACCGAGGCAATGATGCACGTCTATGACCATTCACTGCCGGTTGTGCCTGAATCCGGCGCTGATTAGTTCCCAGGCAGGCGTGCGCGCCTGCTTGCCAACATGAACTTGACCAAAGAAATAAGAACGCTGGCAATAATAGACGCAGCAATCCCGAAGAGGAAGCCCCAACCGCGCTCAGTCCAGGTGCTGCTACTGAGCCGTTGCTGTTGGGCGGCAAGAAGACCCTCAACTATCGCGCGATCTGCCTCAGCAACCTTCCGCAACTGAGCTTGCTGGGCACTTGTGTGGGCGAGCTCAGCCTTCTTAGCTTCTAAGGCATCTTGCGTTGCCTTAATCGCATCCTTTTGCGAATCAACAAAGCTCATCAGCTGTGTTAAAGACCGCTGTGCAGACTGAAGATTTTGCAGTTGCACGGTGTACGTCGCATCTTCGAGCCGCTTCGCTTCAGCTTCCGCTGCTCGGTTCTTTTCCATGGTGACAACCGCATATACGCCTGCTCCAACTAGCGTAAGTATCGCCATGAAAAACGCCAGAACCAGTACGGGGTTTCGCCTTGCCAACACGATGATGGCTTCAGCGATTACGTCGCTCAGACCAACGTCAAACACGTCGAGCGATGCTAGACCAGCTTTAAGCGTTCGAGCGAATCTGTCGCCTCGCAACCTAGCCATCCCCACACCTCCATATGGACGAGGAGCAATCATGCATCCGAAAGAGACTGAACCCGCAACCGCCTTTCCAGTGGGTCCTTCCCTCAGGGCGACAACCTCGAATCAGTCAATGATCTTCGCAAACTCGGCCATCATGCGGTCGCTGAGATACTCCTCAACATAGACCTGCGGAATGCCATACACCCTCGCGACCATCGCGTAATCGGGATCACCATTCGCGTGCTGAAGGATAGCCTTCCGCTTTGCGTAGGGAAGCAAGAACTCCATTGCAGCGATCTCTGCCAGGAATTCCGTAGCGACCGGGGACTCCGGGTTCGCATCCTCTTTTTCAATACTGAAAGAAGACGCGGCTTCCTGCACGTGACCGTAGATGTCCATGTTCCGGCAGTCCTCTTCGTCCAAGAGAACGTGCATCATTTCCTTCGTGGTCACTACGCGGCGCTCACGCTCGTTCAGCTCGCCGAGCAGGAAAATTTCATAGTGCCCATCTTCAAACGCCGCGAACATGCCGCGGATCACCTTGTCATCTGCCAGCACGTCAAGATCGTTGACCTCTACCTTCTTCTGAAGGTACTGGCCAACGACCCAGATCATGTCATCCATTGAGCGAGCACTGGCGTCCGGCGCGCGGACGTACAGCTCATAGGCTTCGCTCATTTCCCTTGCCTTATCCAGGCATCGAATAACGTCATCGTCCGACAGAAGCACGCATATCCCCTGACTTGATAGCAAAAAGAAAGGGCGCCCCTCGCAGGGCGCCCCTCTGGTCTTTGGATATTACAGGAAGCTTACGCAGCGTGCACAGAGTCACCGAAGGCGGCAGCCTTCTCGAAACGGCTACCAACCACGGCATCCAACACCTCGATAACGTCCGAAACTGCGCCAGTCAGCAGCGGCTTGCGGGTGTGATCGAAGAAGAACTTGACGTCCACGACCCCGCGCTCACGCAGCTTGGCTTCCAGGCCTTGCAGTCGATTCTTTGCGCTCATGTCGTTCACCATTGCCTGCCCCAT